TAAATTGTGTGTTTATTTTAACAAATTATGTTTACAATCAATTTTATACATTGCTTGACAATTATTCGTTTAATATCATGAAATATTTAGTAATGATTCTTTACACATTAATATGGTTTGTTCCTGCTTATTTATGTATTTATGTCATTTCTTTTGATAAATTGGGTTATATATTGAGTCGAATTCACGAAAAAACAGATTTACATGGCACAGGTTATTGTCATGGACATGAGCATAAGAATGAGACAATTTATAGTAAATTATATTTTGTATTGGTGTCTTGTGTATTTTATATGATAATTGGATTTGCTGCGTATATTCCAACAGTGATTGGTAGTGTTATTTCGTTTATTGCAATTAGTTATAGTTATAGTTATGCGTGTTTGGAGTATTGTTGTAATTTTAAAAAGATAACAAATATTGAAAAATTGACATTGATTGATTATGATCCATATTTTTTCATAGGATATGGTTTGATGTATGGTTTTTTTATAAATTATTTTGCGACATATGTAAATTTCTTTTTGGTATTTGTGATTTTGTTTCCATTGGGAATTTTAAATTTGAGCCAATATAAAAATCAATTTCAATTGAAGACCAATACACATCACAGCATTGTGTTTTTAATTCCAGCAATTATATCCAATACAATTTTATCAATTATCGACAGTAGTTTAATGTCATATCAAAATTTACAAGAAGCAAAAAAAGCAACTACTTCATCGGACAATGGCAAACAAAACAGCGAACAGGACTTAAAAGAAACAAACGACAAACAAGACTCAAAAAAAACAAATGACGATCAGAAAAAAAATAAATAAGTAAAAAAACGAGCTTAGGAAGAATATGTGTTTCGTTTATTAACATCATATACGATATTTTTTCTATCTAGTCGTGTACAAGATGAGAAATTATGATAAATATTTGGTGGTAAATTTGTTTCTTGAACAGTAAATCGATCAACTTTTAATTCACGATTTTTGTTTTCAATGGGAAGTTGATGTTGTTGTTGTTGCTGTTGTTGTTGTTGTGGTTGGTCATTATAATTATTATATCCGAAAGATGGACGACCATTCATTCTCATATATTTTGTAAAATCAATGGATGTTTGTTGGTGATCTGTTTTTGTATAATGTTTTGGTCGTTCGACATAGGATGACACTTTATTGTCATGAATTTGGTTATATTGCTGTGTGGATCGTTGATTAGATCGTTGATTATTAAATTGTTGATTGGATTGTTGGTTAGATTGTTGATTAGATCGTTGATTATTAAATGGTTGATTAGATCGTTGATTATTAAATGGTTGATTAGATCGTTGGTTAGATTGTCCATATAATTGTCGTTGGTCTTGTGAAAATGCGTGATGATAAGATGGTTGAGTTTGTTGTGATTGAAATTGCCGTTCAAATAGCCGATCAGTTGGTTGAACAGTATTTTTATCATAAGAGATGAAATTTGCCATTTATATATTAATAAATATTTTTATTTTGAAATTTTTCCAAATAAAAGTATGATGAATATTTTAATTTTTCTTTTTTATTTTTTATTTTTCCATTTAACATCCATTTCACCATCTTCACTCTCTGTGTAACTACCAAATATTTTTTTACTTGTTTTTCCATTTTTCATTAATTTATGAAAGATTCCAGAAAATCCGTCACCTTGTCGATCCGGTTTAAAAACATAGTTTTTTCCATCTTCTAATTCCATTTCAAATTCATCATATAAATCATCATCTTCGCTTGGTTTCTCAACATTATTATTGATCGCATCTTTATTAGAAACGATTTCTTTTTTTTCATTGGAAACGATTTCTTTTTTTTCATTGGAAACGATTTCTTCTTTGGCTACTTTTTTTTTTGAAACTGTTTTTTCATTTTTGGATGCATCTTCCTTAATAACTTCTTCCTTGACGACTTCTTCCTTAACTTCTTCCTCTACGACTTCTTCCTTGGCGACTTCTTCCTTGGCGACTTCTTCATCAACTACTTTTTTTTTAACGACTTCTTCCTTAATAATTTCTTCTTTGGAAATGATATCTTTTTTGACGTTTTCTTCCTTAATAATTTCTTCTTTGGAAATGATATCTTTTTTGACGTTTTCTTCCTTAATGACTTCTTCATCAACTACTTTTTTCTCAACGACTTCTTCTTTAATAATTTCTTTTTTGGAAATGACATTTTTTTTGACGTTTTCTTCCTTAATGACTTCTTCTTTTGGGACTTCTTTTTCCTTAACGACTTCTTCCTCAACGACTTCTTCCTCAACGACTTCTTCCTCAACAATTTCATTTTTTTTTTTACCATTTTGTTTCTTTTTTGTGGTGGATATTTTACCATTATTTTTTTTTTTATTGAGAATTTGAATTTTCTTTTCTAAATTGCGAATGGTGTTTTGTTTTTCATTTAATTGTTTATTCATAGAGGTAATATAAGATACTTTTCGAAATTGCTCTAGCTCATATTCTTTTGCTTTTAGCTCCAATTGCTTTTGATCTAATGCTGATGATCTACATTTCAATTCATTTTCCATTTTGTTGATATGTTCATACATTTCTGTCATTTTTTCATCAAGAAATGAAATAATATTTGATTTCAAAGTAATTAATTTTTCCATTTATTAATTAATTTGAATTATATCTTTAAATTATTTTTTTAAGAATCTGGTGAATTTCATTTTTCAACCACTTTTGGTAATTTTTTCTTTAAGTATTTTGTACATTTGATTGTTTATATATGTAGTTGTGGTCATGTATGTAGTGTTTTTGTTATATTTTTAAGTTTTTGGATTTATTCACATTGATTTTCGTTGTATGGGTTTTTTTAGTTCTACTGGATTATTAAATTACTCTTCTTGATTTTCTTGTTCTTCTTGTTGTATGGTTTTTTTTGTTTTTATGGCATATTGAACAAACTCTTTTATTGATCTCATTGGAAACATATTTTTGACCCGCTTTAGTCTTTTTGAAAAACTAAATTTGTCAGTAATTTTATTAAACCGTAGTAAACTTCGATTGACAATAGATATTATATTACCAATATGCGCATGGGTATTTCCTTTATTTATTATTTTTAAATAAATAGGTTCCATTAAAGTTATAAAATGATCTGGATTTTGAATAAAGTAAAATGGATTTTTTTTCATAATTTGAAGTCCAGGATTTATATCCTCAATCATGGAATAAATTTCCTCATCTGTAAATTTACTTAAAAAAGGTATGAATTTTTTATGTGGTAATATTTTTGTGGTGACATACCCAGTAGGATCATACAATATTTCTGGATTTCCCAATATTAAAGATGACATTGTTTTATATGTTTGTATATTTCTATTTATACGATTAAAAAAAATACTGCCATTTAATTTAGATACAATTATTTTTTTTATTGGTTCAGTCATTCGCGTGGCGACCACTATATTTTTATTAATTAAATCCAAATATTTTCGAGCAAGATCTAAATTTGATGTAACGGCATCAAAAACATCACCAATAACTGGCAATGAAGCCAATGCCATTTCAAAAGCTTCATCCCAATTTTTTCTTGAAATATTAATAATCATTGATATAATACCCGTTCCATTGCTCATTAAATAACTATAAATTGGCATAATAAAATCAACCCCAATCGCACCAAGAGATACAAATGTACCAGCTACCGGAATTGCCTGGGCTATATTAAGTCCAGTTTGTACAGCCAATTTAGATATAAGTTCAAATGCTTTTAAAAAAGTTGGAGCATTATCAATAATAATCCCAATTAAATCTAATGGAACCTTAATAATTTTACCACCATGTTTTGTGTAATTTTCTATAGACCATAGTGGGAAAAAAATCCAATTGAACGCGACAGAAACTTTTTTTGGAATCATACTTGCAAGATTTTCAAATGAATAATCTGTTTCAATAATTCTCATAATCGTTTCATATACTTTATTTGCTGTGAATTTAGCTGGCTTTTTAAAAATTTTTAAAACCAATGGATTAATTAATGGTTTTTGTTTTTTATTATTATCACCATGTTCACTTTGTTGAGGATTATTGGTACTGGTATCGTTAGAAGAATCAGAAACACCAGTTTTATTTAATATTTCTTGGAATTTTTTCATTCCTGTTGATTTCATACTTTTTTGTGTTTTTTTTGTGGTGGTAGAAGGAATTTTCCCAACTCCAACTCCAGACCCACCATTAAGTATAACACTATCATTTAAAACTGAATTGTCTATTTTACATTGAACATTATTTTTAAATTCAATAAAAGTATCAATCATATTTGCTATTTTTTTAGGAAATTTTTTTTTGTTGCGGAGTAAATTATTAATTAATTTTGTTTTATCACTGCCACCAAACTGACGGTTATTTTGCATTTGTACGAATTTACAATATTTATCACATCCATTATTTGATAATGGGATATTGGATGATCCACCAGTCATATCATTGATACCTGTTTTTACAGCATGACGCCTTAAATTATAAATGTTATCATGAATTGTAATTATGTTTGGGGCTAATTTATCCAGTAAAAGTGTGGCTTTTTTTTTTGTAAGAAAATTTTTATTATTTGGTGTTTTTAGATTTGTGATATGGGTGATTTTTTCATTTCTGGATAAATCACTTTTTGCAATTTGGTAAAATTGGAAAATAAGTTCATTTAGGTAATACGCATCTTTCAAAAATTCCATTCGATTAATTTTTGGTAATTTAAATTTCGATTCCATAAAAATAGCAATAGAATCGACTTTTTGTAATAACCGTTCTATATTCATTATTATATTAACCCCATATTTTTATCTCTTTCAAAACACAAACAAAATCGTTTATTTTAAAAATTTAGATTATAAACCATAAAAAAAAACAAAGTAAGTTTAAAATTAGTTTTTGTCGTACGAATATAACGTGTGAACACTACCCTCACGTTGTGCTTGTATTGATCGAATTTCCATTTCCAAATCATCTGAATATAATTCCGCATGAAGGATTGTTATATCCAACGCACCAATATCCTGTAATCCATGTTTTACACCTTGAATTAAATAAGGCAGATATTTACGTAAACTGCCTTTGCTGGTTACCATACCACTTACTCCTTGGGCTACTTTGACTTTACTGTCAGATGACAAATATCGTTTATCAGAACGATTCTTCATTGCGTCCAAGCTCCCCATTCCACGATATTTTTTTAATCGAATACCCTCTTTGTAAAATGCATCACCAGGCGATTCATCTGTTCCAGCCAACATGGATCCCATCATGACAGTGGAAGCACCCAATGCCAATGCTTTGATAATTTGTCCTGTATTTGAAATACCTCCGTCCGCAATCACTGGAACTCCAAATTCATTAGCATATTTTGACACATGATACACCGCAGATGCTTGGGGACGACCCACTCCACAAACTTCTTGTGTTGTGCAAATAGACCCAATACCCATACCAACACGTAAACCATCCACACCCCATTCAATTAAATGTTTTGCTTGTTTTACCGTAACAACATTACCACCAATTATTTCTGTTTGTGGATAATTTGTTTTAATATACTGAATTGTATTTTTTTGATAGATGGAATTTCCTTGTGCTGAATCCACCACAATAAAATCCACGTTACCTTCTTTAACTAGACGGTCTATACGTTCAAAATCGGTTGTATGTGTAGAAACAGCAGCACCAACAATAAGTTGTTTGGTATCGTCATTTTTGGTTGCATTTGGATAATCAACACAATTTTGAAGATCTTTTCGAGATACAAGCGAAACTAAATTTCCCTCACTATCTACTATGGGTAAACGAGTAATTTTATGTGTTTTAATAATATTAGCAGCTTTTTTCAATGTACAAGATTCATCCGCAGTGAATAAATTAGTGGTCATGACATTTGATAATGGCGTAGTTGGATCTTCAATCCAATCAATATCCGCACTTGAAACAAGTCCCAATAATTTACTGTGTAATGTACCATCTTTTGTAATAGGAAATCCGGAAAATCCATAGGTTTTTCGATAGTCAATTGCTTTTGCCACAGTGTCATCTGGTCCCAATACAATGGGATTTTGTATAAATCCATTATTAAATCGTTTTACTTTTTTGACATGACGAACTTGTTCATCAATTGTATTGTTATAATGAATAATCCCAACACCTCCATGAAGCGCCATATTAATTGCCATTTGAAATTCTGTGACGGTATCCATCGGTGAACTAACAAAGGGTGTTTTTAGTTTAATTTTTTTTGTCAGCTGGGTTTCCAATTGAACATCAGACACGCCAAAATCAATGAACCCTGGTAATAAAATAATATCATCATAACTATATCCTGTGGTTTGACTAAAAATTCTTTTAGCAGTGCTCATTTTAATTTTTTGTATTTATAAATTGTGAGTTACAATACAACTGAAATTCAAATGATCAAATTTTTATTCATGAAATTTTTATTCATGATACAAGATATAATAAAAAAAACAATTATTTTTATTTATAGTTAAACAGGATATTTCGTTTCAAATTAATTAACTATGTTATTTTTTTCTATTTAATAAATATAGAAACATAACGGAAAATGTGGAATAAAATAATGAACCCAAAAACAGGACGAATGGTGAAAATCAATGGTCCAACTGGTAAACAAATTTTAAAACAATATTTAATGGTTTTAAAAGGTGGTGGTAGCTTTGAACAAAATAGACATGTATTTGGAGATACAGGTAAATTTAGAAAAGGAAAAAGTCAAATTCTAAAAAGAATTAAAGTTAAAAATGATGAAACTGATGAAACTATGACAGAACATGATATAATTAATAGGTTTAATGAGAATCATGTTATTTTTAAAAGAATACCATTACAATCTGCACGGGATTTTGAAAATGACAAAATTGACGATTTAAACGATTTAAATATATATTTTACCATTGAAAAAGATAAATATACAGATAATTTGAACAAAATACATGAACTGTCACTAAATGGAAAAATAAATATAAGAATGAAAAGTTTAAATTTTCTAATTATGTATTATATATGTATTATAATAATAACTGGATCGTTTTTGATGAACAATAATAAATACCAAACCATAAATAAAAAAAATTTATTTATTTGTGGTTTAAAATTTATGTCTTAATTTATATCTTATTTATGTCTTAATTTATATCTTAATTTATGTCTACAATGGGTACCTATTTTCCCTTGTGTTTTTTCTGATAATCGTGTATTGCTGACCGCACAGCATCTTCTGACAACATTGAACAGTGTAGTTTCACTGGAGGTAATTTCAGATATTTTGCCACATCGCGATTTGATATTTGACTTGCTTCTTTTAGAGTTTTTCCTTTAATTAATTCAGTCGCATAAGAACTAGACGCAATTGCTGATCCACAACCAAAAGTCTTAAATTTAGCATCAACAATTATTCCATCCTCAACTTTTATTTGAAGTTTCATTACATCACCACAAGCAGGCGCTCCAACCACACCGGTTCCAACAGTAATATCTGTTTTATCCAATGAACCAACATTTTTTGGATTTTCATAGTGATCAAGGACATTATGGTGGTATAAACGTGGGCGAATTGGAATAAGACGTTGTATATTTTGTAATTTAAAAAGACGTGATAACATGTTATATTTTGTGTTTTTATTTTAATGGTTTAAAAAAAAAATCAAAATTCTATGGATTCTATAAATTTATAAATTTGATTTTTTGGTTAATGTGTTTTTTTTAAAATAATAACAATAATGGATAAAGTAGCTCTCATTTCACATATTAAACATTTGTCAGATAGATCATTGATACCATTGATGGATATAGAAAATATTGGAGAAACGAAAATGGATTTAAATTTAAATAATATTCGAGAAATGGTAAAATCAATTAATAAAGAATGTATTTTTGATTATCGACTTTTGATATTGGAAAATGAATCTAGTTTGCAATTTGATAAAAGTTTTTATGGGAAATTGTCTTTTTGGAAAACAAAATTCATATCTTCAATTACAACAAATGTATCGTTTTGGAAAGATTGGTCTAATTTTTAAATTTCTTGAATAATTTATTTCTTCTGGTATGTTAAAATGAAAATAACTAAGAATTTAATTTATGTTTTTTTGTCACTTTTACTGTTTTTTGGTTGGTTTAAGAAATCGAAATCATACAAAATCGATTTTTTTCAAAATATAAATAATGGTAATACCCAGCAAGTTGTCCAACAGCTCTTGAGAACATACATTCAATCTTTTACAAAAACGGAAACTGCATTTAAAACAAATAATAAAATACAATTTAAACCCAATCAACGAATAAATCACCAAATTATTTTAGACACTTATACTCAAAGTATTACACCATTTTCTTCAAAAGAAAAAAACATTATTCAATTACATATTGAATTAATTAATCAAAATATTCCATTTTTATCAAAAACGCCATGGAGATTTATTAAATTAACTGGTCAGCTTGAAAAAAATATGCCATTCACTCTTGGGCAATTTATTTTTCTTCCAGAAAAAATGGTTGATGTTTTGAGTTTTGAACCAAAATCACATCATCTGGACACACTAATTCATGAAAAAATTCACGTTCTTCAACGATTGTATCCAAATTTATTTCATACTTTTTATCATAAATTTATTGGTTCAATTTATTATGAAAAAAAAGTTCACATTATTCGATATTGGAAACAACAGCATTTAAAAAATCCGGATGGAATGGATATTAATTGGATTTATCGACATGGTGGAAATTTTTATTTACCCATGTTGATTTTTAAAAATCATGGTCGTTCCATTGAACAAATAGTCATTTTATTAAAAAAACGATATGGTTTATTTTATACCACAAAAACACATATTCCGATTTCGGAATTTCCAGTATTCCAAGGTTACCCAACATATGTTTCATGTTATCATCCAAATGAAATCAGCGCTTGTGTTATACCAAAATTATTATGGAAAAATGTTGACAATCATAAATTAAAACTTCCAAACAACAAAATAAAAAAAGGTTTTCTAAAATTAATTCAAAATCTAAAATCATCTTCAACATATAATTCTAATTTTTCGTGATCCATGGTAAAATATTAATGTATTTATTAAAATTATTGTTTCTTGATTACAATCATATTTTTACGGAATTCTATACTTTCAATTTGTCGAATTATTTGTGATAAATTAACTGGTTTTTCTTCTAAATTCTTCTTTTTTTTCTTAGATGAATTTATGGTCATTGGTTTGCTGGATGAAACTCCAATAATAATATCTTTGAAGAATTCAACAACACTGGATGGTTTCACTAAATCTTCCACAATATAAATTCCACCTGATGCGAGTGATGAAAATAAATTTACAAAATTTACAAATTGTTGTTTTGGTTGATGTAACGCATCATCTATAATAATATGAAATTGATAATTTAATCCATTAATATATTCCATAAATGATTCTTCTTTGATATTTAATTCCAAAACTGTATAATTGTTGTTGGTAAATGCTCCCAATTTTTCTAAATTGTTTTTGTTTTTGTTATATCGTGACAAATTAATATCAACACCTACAATATGGCCATTTTTAAAATAATCAGACCACATGGCAATGGAACGTCCATCTAATACCCCTAATTCAAGTACATGGTTTGGTTGATCTCGAATTTCTTCAAACAATTCCTGATATTTTTTTGTAAAATTTTGTCCAAGAGAAGTTTTATCTCCACCACGATAAAACTTTCCTTTTTCCAATATGCCATTATCAATATATTGAATTCCAATGTCATCTAGTGACATGATTGGTTGAGAAGTTGATAATTTAGGTGGGTCCATTAAAATTAATTTTTGTAATATGTTATTTTAGTTGATTTTTAGGTAAATCAAATTTTATTCAGTGTTAGCTTATTTAGAGTTTATATTACTTTATGTTGGAATTATTTAACATGGTATTAATAAATAGATCATTGTCAATATAATAAATAAAACTTTTTTCTAAAAATGTTCCTTCTTTCATAGTTAAAAACATTGTTTTAATTTTTTGAGCATTTTTATGTAATTTTCCTTTTCCAGGAACTATTTTTGCAACATATAAATTTTTTTTGATTGATTCATATGGTGCTAACATTGGAATTCCCCATTGTATTTTGTTTTGTGTTTTGGTTTTTATGTTATCTTGTTGTTTCACCAAGTTATTTAAAATCATAGTGCCTTCTGTTTTAAATACAATTGTATATCCCATTACTAAATCAGGTGTAATGTAATTTCGCTTCCCTCTGATAATAAAACTACCTGAACTGATATATTCACCTGATTGTGGTGTTTTAGATACTTGATTTGGATACACCCAATATCCATCGCTTGTAATACTGCTGGACCATGATTTTGAATTACAAACTGTAAAACAAATTGCTTCTCGGACAGCTCGAAAGGATGGTTCTTGAGTTGAATTGGAAATGATATCTTTAATAATTGCTGAACCAGAACCATGTGTATCTGAATGCACATAAATATCTTTCCCTTCCACCATGTATTTTGACACGATTTCCTCGTTTTGATGTTTGTTTCGACCTAAAATTACTAAAAAACCATCTGATGTAATGAACCATTTGAATTTTTCAAACCAAAATTGTTTAATGGGAACACTTGGTTCAATGTATTTTTTTTTCTTAATTTTGTTAATTTCTTTTTTTTCCAATATGCATATGGCTTCATTTCCACTGGTTCTGGTTTTCAAAATAGTTTGTTTCAGTACTTTTTGTTTCTGATAATATTGCTTAATATTTTGCCATAAATTGAATTCATTTTTCATTTCAATTATTATTTCAGAGTTCTCTTGGTTATTTGGGTTATTGGAATCATGGTTTGGTAATAAAAATTTGTAAATGGTCGTACGATCTTTTTTATTTTCATCAATAATGTTGATTTTTGGTAATTTATGACAATTTTTGTAGACATATTCTTCTTCTAAATACTGAATAATTTTAGAAATTTGATTAATTTCATTATTTAATTTTTTAATTTTTGTTTCCAATGCTAATTTGATTTTATCAATTTTTGAAATTTCATCTTTAACAGTTTCTTGTTTTGCGTCAAGTTGTTTTTCTTTTATATTTGGTTTATAATAATCATCCAAGACCAAATTCATATTTGCATATTCTTTGTGTTCCATATTTTTCAAATGTTCAAAAAAGATTGGAGCGTAATTTTCTGGTTTACCATCTTTGAAAAATATATAACCTTTTTCTGAATTTCCAATATTTGCCAAAGTTTCTTTTAAATAAATGAGAAATAAATTACAATCAAATTCACCCATTGAATCATTTCGAAATTTTTTATTGGGAGCAATTCCCATTTTACATAAACTATTTAATATAATATCTTTTCCAAAATCACCAATAGGTGAATCTTTTGTTAGAAAAATTTCACGAAAAGATTTTTTCTTGGGAAAGTTTAATGTATTTAAGTATTTAATCACAGAAGAATATAATTCATCATTGAACTGAATTGCTTGTGTAACCTGATTATGTGGATATATATGACCAACTAATGTTTTTGATTCTTCATTAAATACATGTCGTCGACTTAAAATTAGAATTTTATAGGAATCATCAGTTAAAATAAGGTTTCCATTATCGTACATTTCTAAAATTAAATGGAATTTATTATCAAATCCTAGTTGAATATCGATAATCCGATCAATACCAAGTTGTTTAATATTAGTGATTTTTTTATTGGGTAAATGTTTTCGTAATTTGGCACAGAAACTGGATGGTAATTTTTGACGTTTAAAATTATGAGTTGTTTCATGAATACGTAGACTTTGGACATTGGCATCCACAATGACAAATTTCTTTTCTTTGGTGGGTAATAAAAATTTTAATAAAAATGATTTACTGTTAATATCATATACTTGTTGGAGTCTTGCGTCTAAATAATTTTTTTTAAAATATTCCACCAAACTAATAATGTCTGGTAATGCAATTTTTTGTTTCACCATTTTATTAAACCTAAATATTACTAATGTTTTATGTCCTTTTAAAATTCAAATTTAAAAACGTTATAAAAATACATGTGAAATACATGTATTTTTGTATGGTCATGATATTTTTTCTAAAACTAATATAAATGAAAAAACAAAAGAAATCACCAATGAAAAAGAAATCACCAATGAAAAAAAAATCACCAATGAAAAAGAAATCACCAATGAAAAAGAAATCACTTGTAAAAAAGAATACTACAAAAACGCGAATAAATCCAAAAGGATGTTTAAAAGTTGGAGATGAATTACGATTTAAATTCATTGTGGGATATAGATGGGGAACAGAACAAAAAGTTATAAAGTTATCGAAATTAAAAAAATTCTTATCAAAAAAAGAAATTTCTGATTTATTGAATCATGATAGTTCAGATTATACATTGAACGAAACAATAGGATATTGGTCAAAAGGATCCAGTCAAAAAAAAAACAACACATTTTTATCAACAAATTTAACATTGAAAGTAAAACCATCTGACATAAAAAAAATATCTTTCAAACCATTTATTAAAAATACAAAAAATAAAGTAGAAGGAGATGTGAATGCAGTTGAATTTACAATTCATACCAAATTATATCTACATACCCATCATGACATTGGTGATAACACACCATTTAATTTAAAACAATTTTTTTATGCATTAAAATATTGTTGTAATCATGGGTTTTATGCGGGTGGATGGTTGACATTTGGAAGTCTATCCAAGGTGAATGATGGTATTGGTGAATTAGATGTAGCGGATATAGTGGTAATTTAATAGGGGTTTTAAAATGCGAATAT